AGAATCATGCTTGAACATAGGTTTACCAATATGTAATAAATATTAGTAGATGAATGGATCTACGTGATTGACACTAGTGCAAATCTTGTTATATCTAAATCCAACGAAGTATTTTTAAAGATTAATACTGAACCTCATATTGAATATGAACTTAGAGATCACTTTAAGTTTGAGGTTCCTAATGCAAAATTTATGCCGCAGTACCGTGGTAGAAACTGGAACGGAGAGATCCATCTCTTTGATATGCGTTCCAAACAAATCTATGTCGGTCTGTTAGATAAGATTGTATCCTTCTGTGAGAACTACGGTTACACTTATAAATTTGAAGATAATAAGTTTTACGGAACTCCATTTGAAGAGAACGATAACATCTCAATAGAGGGTGTCAAAGATTATATGTATTCTATTTGCTCTCATACTCCCCGCAAATACCAAGTTGAGGGAGTATACGGTGCTCTAAAGCATAATAGAAAGTTACTGATAAGCCCCACTGCTTCAGGCAAATCTTTGATGATTTATTCTCTTGTGAGATATTATGTAGACCGAGGAGAAAAAATCCTTTTAGTTGTTCCAACGACATCCCTTGTAGAGCAGATGTACAAGGATTTTCTTGATTATGGTTGGGATGCTGAGTCATACTGTCACAAAATTTATTCTGGTAGAGAGAAGAGTAATGATGCTCCAGTGACAATTACAACTTGGCAATCTGTATATAAACTAGAACGATCTTTCTTTGAAGACTATGGTTGTATTATAGGCGATGAAGCACATTTATTCAAGTCTAAATCATTGATTAATATCATGACTAAACTTCATCATGCTAAGTATAGATTTGGTTTCACGGGAACATTAGACGGCACACAGACCCATAAGTGGGTGCTTGAGGGTCTCTTTGGTCCATCATATAAGGTTACCAGAACTGATGAGTTAATGAGGCAAGGACACTTATCACAACTTGATATTCAATGTCTTGTTCTTAAACATGCACCACAAACTTTTGAAACATATAATGATGAGATAGAATATCTCATCTCTCATGAACAACGTAATAGATTTATTAAAAATCTAGCACTTGATCTTAAAGGAAACACACTTGTTCTTTTCGCAAGAGTCGAAGCACACGGACAGGTACTCTACGATCAGATAAATAATAACAAGGGTGATGACCGTAAGGTATTTTTTGTACATGGTGGAGTAGATGCAGAAGAAAGGGAGTTAGTACGAGAGATTACAGAACGAGAAAACAATGCTATCATCGTTGCCTCCTATGGAACTTTTAGTACAGGTATCAATATTAAAAAACTCCATAATGTTATCTTTGCCTCTCCAAGTAAGTCCAGAATCCGCAATCTTCAGAGTATTGGACGAGTTCTTAGAAAAGGAAAAGACAAAGTAAAAGCAACTCTGTATGACATCTCAGATGATTGTTCAACCAAGTCCAGAAGAAATTACACACTCAATCATTTCATAGAAAGAATCAAAACATATAATGAGGAAAACTTTAACTATGAGATAATCACTATTCAATTAAAGATATGATAGAAGACGATTTTTACTGTACAGTCAAACTAAAAACAGGTGAAGAAATCTTTGCCAAAGTAGCTGCAACTGAAGAAGAAGATAGAACAATGCTTCTTGTTTCTAATCCCATCATCATTCATGAGTTAAAAGGAAAGATGGGAGTAGTAGGGTATAAGATAGAACCATGGTTAAAAACCACAACTGATGATATGTTCATAATTAATCTAGCAGATGTTTTAACCATGTCTGAATCATCTGATGTGGAAATGATCATGATGTATCAAGATTATGTTAGAGCATCTGACAAAAATACTACTAATCATTCTCCAATTAATAGAAAAATGGGTCGTCTAGGAAATGTAAATGATGTAAAAGAAATCCTAGAAAAGATATTTAAGAGTACCTAAAGCTTCCCTATCAACCCTGACAGAGTTAGTCTATAGGGTAATTGAGAACTTGTCAAGTTTATTGATAGATGATATAATTCATACATATTATGAGATAAACTTATGATAAGACCTATGGCAAAGAGGAAGAGGTCCGAACATTATGTAAACAATAAAGAGTTTTTGGCTGCCCTTATCGAGTACAGATGCGAAGTTGAAAATAGTTTCATCAAGAAGTATGGAAGGGAACCAGTAAAAGAAGATTGGCCTAAAAGATGGGATACGAAACCACCAATCCCTCGTTACATTGGGGAGTGCTTTCTAAAGATTGCTAATCATCTCTCGTTTAAACCAAACTTTGTTAACTATATGTTCAAGGAGGATATGATCTCTGATGGAATCGAAAATTGCGTTCAGTACGTTCATAATTTTAATCCTGAGAAATCCCAAAATCCTTTTGCTTACTTTACGCAGATCATTCATTATGCGTTTCTCCGCAGGATACAAAGAGAGAAACGTCAATTAGAAATTAAGAACAAGATCATTGAACGATCTGGTTATAGTGAGGTGTTTGACGACAACAACACTCTTGACGGATCTAATTATTCTGACTATAATCAAATTAAGGATAACGTTCACTCCAAACTGCGTAGTTAATGAAAGTTGCAATCATTACTGATCAACACTTTGGGTGTCGTAAAAACTCTAAATTGTTTCACGACTACTTCCTGAAATTTTATAATGATGTCTTCTTTCCATATCTAGAGGAAAATGGCATTACTACCATCGTTGATATGGGTGATACCTTTGATAGTCGTAAGGGTATCGATTTTTCTGCATTGGCATGGGCAAAAAATAATTACTATGATCGATTGCAGAGCATGGGTATTCATGTTCATACTATTGTTGGTAATCACACTGCATACTATAAAAATACTAATGATGTAAATGCAGTTGATCTTTTGCTTCGGGAATATGACAATGTTACAGTATACTCAGAAGCAACAGAGGTAGAAGTTGGTGGTCTACCTATATTGTTCATTCCATGGATTAATCAGGACAATGAAGAAACTACTATCGAACTTATTCAAAAGACAACTTGCAAGTGCGCGATGGGGCATCTTGAACTCCAAGGATTTAGAGCTCATAGAGGGGTCATCATGGATCATGGTCATGAGAGCAAGTTATATTCAAAGTTCACCAATGTCTACAGCGGTCACTATCACACTAGATCGGATGATGGACGGATCTTCTACTTGGGAAATCCATACGAAATGTTCTGGAACGATGTCGGTGATCGGAGAGGATTCCACATCTTTGATACAGAGACTATGGAACATGTTCCAATAGATAATCCATATAGATTATTTTATAATATCTACTACGAAGATACTAATCATCAAACTTTTGATGTTCGTGAATATCACAATAAGATTGTAAAAGTAATTGTTCGTCAAAAAACAGATACTAAAAAGTTTGAAAAGTTCGTTGATAAGATTACTGAAGTTGCTGCTGATATCAAAGTAGTAGAAAACTTTGATATTCAAGATCCTGAAGAGTTTGAAGTTTTTGAATCTGAAGACACACTTTCTATTCTGAATAGATATATTCAAGAGGCAGAAATTCAACTTGATAAGTCTAAAGTTCAAAACATTATGAGACAAACTTACCAAGAAGCATGTGAGTTAATCTAATGTATATTCTAACAATTTATGGCAAAGAAACAGAAGGTGCATATTCTGTAAATGATGAGGATGGAGAACAGATTCTCTATCTCTTTGAAGAAGAAGATGATGCCATGAGATATGCTATGATGTTAGAGGATGGTGGAAGTCCAGAAATGCATGTTATTGAAATTGAAGATGAGGTAATGGTCAAGACATGTGAAATACATGATTATAAGTATACTATTATCACCAAGAATGATCTCGTAATACCTCCTGAAACAGCACATGATTTTATTTGAAAAAATTCGTTGGAAAAACTTTCTTTCAACTGGTAATCAATATACTGAAATAAGTTTTACAGAACATCCAACAAACCTTATTATTGGAACAAATGGAGCTGGAAAGAGCACGTTACTTGATGCACTTACATTCTCTTTGTTTGGAAAACCTTTTCGTAAAATCAATAAACCACAACTTGTAAACACGGTTAATGAAAAAGACTGTAACGTTGAGGTAGAGTTTTCTATTGGTAATACAAAATGGAAAGTTGTTCGTGGAATCAAACCAAATATCTTTGAGATCTTCCGTGATGGTAATGCTCTGAATCAATCTGCTGCGGCATTAGATCAGCAGAAGTGGTTTGAGCAAAATGTAATTAAGATGAACTATAAGTCCTTCACTCAGATTGTGATTCTGGGTAGTAGCACTTTTGTTCCTTTTATGCAATTGACTGCTACAAATCGTAGAGATGTGATTGAAGATCTTCTTGACATTCGTATCTTCTCTTCTATGAACAATCTGATGAAAGATAAGATTCGTCAGGTTAAAGAAGAAATTAAAGTCTTGGATCTTAAGAAAGAATCTTTGATTGATAAAGTTAAGATGCAAGAGAACTTTATTGAAGAGATTGAAAGTCGTGGTAAGGAAAATATTAAAAGTAAGGAAGTAAGAATTTCAGAACTCCTTAATGAGGAAAACAACTTGATGAATGATAATGCATATATTGAAGAAGATGTATTCAAGTTGACAAAAGAAATTGAGGGTCTTGATTCTGCAAAAGAAAAACTTCGTACATTAGGTAATTTAAAAGGCAAGATTTCTAATAAAGTATCGACTATTACGAAGGAGCATAAATTCTTCACACAAAATACGGTTTGTCCTACCTGTAATCAGGACATTGAAGAGACCTTCAGAATAAATAGGATTAAGGACGCTCAAGATAAAGCAAAGGAGTTGCAATCCGGTTATAAAGAACTGGAACAGGCGATTAATAAAGAAGAAGAGCGAGAGCGTCAATTCACTGCCCTATCGAAGGAGATCACCACACTAACGCATGGCATTTCTCAGAACAATATTAAGATCGCTGGATGTCAACGACAAATCAGAGATCTGGAATCGGAAATTCAAAGAGTTACCGACAACCTTGCAAACAGAAATACTGAGCATGAAAAGTTAACAACCTTCAAGGACAATCTAAAAACTACATACGACGAACTCGCTCAACGTAAGGACACGATTAACTATTACGATTTTTCGTATAGTTTGCTTAAAGACGGTGGAGTCAAGACCAAAATCATTAAGAAGTATCTACCGCTGATAAATCAGCAAGTCAATCGGTATCTACAACTGATGGACTTTTACATCAACTTCTCTCTTGATGAGGAATTTAACGAAACCGTCCAGTCCCCAATTCATGAAGATTTTTCTTACTCTTCTTTCAGCGAGGGAGAGAAGATGAGAATCGATCTAGCACTCTTGTTTACCTGGAGAGAGGTGGCAAGGATGAAGAACTCTGTCAACACGAATCTGCTCATCATGGATGAGGTGTTTGATAGTTCTCTTGATGGATTTGGAACGGAAGAATTTTTGAAGATCATTCGGTTCGTCATTAAAGATGCAAATATCTTTGTTATCTCTCATAAGGAATCCCTGCATGATAAGTTTGCAGACGTGATTCGGTTCGATAAGGTGAAAGGATTTAGTAGGATGGTTTGATGCCGACGTTTGTACATAAGGACACTGGAAGGAAAGTATTCTTTACACATATTCCTAGAACAGCAGGAAGATTTGTAGAGGCAAATCTATTGGCAAATGGATTTGAGTGGGGAGAGAGTCATATGGACACTGGTCTTGGTGTCATGTCTGTGGTTAATGGTGTAGAGATTGCACACTACCATCGGGATCATTATCAGAAGTATTTGAATGTAGAGAACATTCCACATTTTTCTATTGTCAGAAGTCCTATCACTAGATTCATTTCTGGCTCTGTTTATCTGAAGAGGACGTATGGGAATGATATTCAATCAGTTATGGAAGATCCTGTAATGTTTGCATCAATGATTCAGAATCTTCCTTTTGAGGGAGCATGGAATTGGTACAGACCTCAGATTGATTTTCTGACCGATAAGACCCATATCTGGAAGTTTGAAGATAAAATTGGTGATGAGTTTGTATCTTGGTTGAGTAAGATTATCGGAGTCGATTTAAAGTTTCAGGATGATATTGATTATCCTAAGTCTGGGGATGAGGGTAATAAACTTAAGAATACTCCAGCATTGGAGGTAAATATACGCACTTGCTATAGTAAAGACTTTGAAGTATTGTATAAAAATATTTAAAAAGTATTAAGTATAAAGAAAACTTCATTAAGTTAGCATACCAACACTAAATAATCACAGAATTGAGAAAGAAACTTATGTAAAGAAAGTCTCGTTGTTATTCTCGAATGTATTATTAGGAGACATTATGCACAATCTCATTTCACATAATCAATTAGCGGGTTGGAAACAAAGTGTTGAACGATTGACTCATACATTAGATAAGACAATGGATGAATCTGATCTATTAAACGATTACTATAACTGTTTAATTGAGTGTGATGATGATCAGTCAACATGTAAACGAGTTTGTAGGAGCATTCTTTCATAGCCAACCATAGACACATAGGAAACTGTCACTAAGGGCCCTCTGCTTCGGCAGGGGGTTTAGTATTATGGGTACATACAAGAGAAACCACCATGGCAGTCAAACACGAAATCAAATCTCAACTTGCCAAACTGCTTGCTACTGAAGACTTGATCGTGGAGCACAAGCAAGTGCAGACTGCTTGCTTCAACGTTCACACCCGTGTCCTGACTCTTCCTATGTGGGAGAGGGCAAGCAACACCGTCTATGATCTGTTGGTGGGTCATGAGGTTGGTCATGCACTCTTCACCCCTGATGAGAACTGGTTAGAGAACGTCGCAGTTCCTCCTCAGTTTGTGAATGTGGTTGAGGATGCACGAATTGAGAAACTTATGAAACGCAAGTACATGGGACTTGCAAAGACGTTTTTCCGAGGTTACCAAGAACTAAATGACGAGGACTTCTTCTCTATTTCTGATGAGTCTGTTTCTACTTTTAATCTTGCTGATCGTGCAAATTTATACTTTAAGGTCGGTAATTTTGTAGATATTTCTTTCGACTCTGAAGAACAAGTATTGATTCAGAAAATTGCAGATGTAGAGACCTTCGATGATGTGCTGAAGGTTGCAGAGGAGCTCTACTTGTTCTGTAAAAAAGAGAAAGAGAAAGAGGAAAAGGTTGATGACACTGAGATGCCACCTAATGAGATGGGTGGTGAGTCTGATCAACCTGCCAGTGAACTACAGGAGCAGCAAGACTCCCCTGGTGAGGGTTCTGGTGACTCTCAGGAGCAAACTCATACGCCAGAGGCCGATCAATCTGCTACTGCCCCTCTGACTGATGAACCAGAGGTTCAGACTGCTGATGCTTTGGAATCAAATCTGCAGGACCTTGTAGACACCGATGGTTATGAGAACGTGTATGTTGAGATTCCAAAAGTTGACCTGAAGTATCTTATTGCTAAGAACGATGACATTCACAAAGAGATTGATGCATGGTTTAATCATCAAAAGAAGCAGATGGAATGTCTTTTTGACAAAACTGATGGAGAGTTTCTCAAGTTCAAACGTAATGCACAGAAGGAAGTCAACTATCTGGTGAAAGAGTTTGAGTGTCGCAAGGCAGCAGATTCCTATGCCCGTGCTACCACTGCTCGCACTGGTGTTCTTGATACTTCCAAACTGCACACCTATAAGTACAACGAAGATCTATTCAAGAAAGTCTCTGTGATCCCTGATGGTAAGAATCATGGTCTGATCTTTGTCCTTGACTGGAGTGGTTCTATGAGCCGTGTGATGCTTGACACGATTAAGCAACTTTACAATCTGATCTGGTTCTGTAAGAAAGTCTCCATTCCTTTTGAGGTGTATGCTTTCACGAATGAGTGGAAGAAACCTGAAATTAATTTTGAAACTGGTGAAACTATCAAACCAGCAGACTGGAC